CTCCTACTCCAGATGTTCCATCAGCAAATACACCAATGTAACTTCCTGCAGGAATAACCAATGATCTACCAAGACCAGAAATGGTTGCATGGTTTGTACCATGTCCTAACATACCTGCACCTGAAACGGTTGCTGTAATTGATTCTGAAGCAGAACCATTCGCAGCATTCTTTTGAGTTAATACAATAACTGCTGCAGCATCAGAAGATACAGCCTTTGAAGCATATACAGTTGCATCTGTTGTTGCTGAAATTGTTTCACCAGCATTTAAAATAGATGTTGTATAGGCAGTAGATGCTTTAAGATCTGGAGCGGTAACAGTAACTGTCCATGTAAGAGCAGCAGATGTAACTGAGCCAGATGCGCTAGTTAATGTAGGAATAAATCTAACTACATATGTTCCAGCAACGCTAGGCACATGAAGTGATGCTGTCAATTTTGCAGTAACATAACCAGTAGTATTAGTTGCTGGCGATACTGCTGCTGTTTTTGTGTCTACTGACAATGCCACTGTTGCGCTAGATGTTTCTGTAATGGCAAACTGTGGAACGCTAGCAGTAGATGGGGCAGATAGCACTGCAGATATTACCGAAACGGTATCTCCAATACTTGTTCCCAAAAATGATACTGATACTACTGCAGTTGCAGTCTCACCAGGATTGATTGTATCTGCTACTGCATCAATGCTAACAACGTCAGCATATACTGTAGCCTGTGTCGGAAGTGCCGACATCACGCCAAGCGTCAAGGCTGCAGCCAAGACTGTGGCAATTTTCTTAAATGAATTCATTTTTCTCCTTATTAGTTTATATTAAGTTTAGTTTATCTAGAAAATCCTTAACATCGTTAGGCATTTCCCGATTATCTAATTCTACCATACGTTGCTGTTTCTCTGCAAGTCGTGCTGCAGAACTCCAAGTATGGACCTCTATCTCTGTATTATTAGTCTTTGGAGTATGTGAAATTGCTGAAAATACTGCTCCACAAACCGCATCGGCTAAATCTTTTGATTTTTTGCGGGGGTGATCAACCCTATTGCCTTTCATTATTTTTAACTCTGACATTTCTTCTAACAATAATGGAATCATTGGCATTGCAACACGCTCTTCATAAATCATCATTGCTAAATCTTCATAGTGTTTTTTAGCAACTGAGACCGTCTCTGTTCTAATTCCAACAGCCTGTAACTCATTTTGAATATCAAAAGATTGCCAACGATCAAAAGACACCATGCCAATATTAAGACCTTCTCTACGCAAATTAATAATCCATTGTTTTACTTCTGATAAATTTACTGGTCCCTCTGCCCTTGGCTCCCACCAAGCAACGGCATCAACAACAACAATTGGGGCTACCTGTTCATAATCTTTAATAACTTGAATATTAACCCACTTATCAACATGAGCAATAGCAACAGCACACTTGTCATGTTTTTGTGCAAGGTCAGCATGAATGTAATATATTTTTTCTGGATCAGGTTTAAAGGTTTCATCAAACCTTCTAAAAGAATCTACAGGGTTTCTGGTATTCATACATTTTTGCAACTTATCTTTTTGTTTAAAAAACGCATCTGATGCATATGTAGGTACACAGGCAAAACGCATCATAGCATCCCCTAAGTCTGTATAAAAGGCTAACTTAAAATCATCTATCTTACGAGTTGGATTTACTTCCCATGTTGGTCTTTTAAGTGCTAGAATTTTTGGAACCTTGTATGAAATAATACTATCTTCTTCCCAACTAATTTCAAATTGATTATTTATATCATTATGTGGTAAGTCTTCATTCATAATAAAGGTATGTTTCTTTTCTATTACTTCTTTTTCTGCAATTACATCATCATATCTTTTAGAAATAAAGTCTCCTTGATACCGTGGAAAAGAAAGTAAAACTACCTTACCAAGATCTGGAAAACGAGAATCTACAGATCCACGAAATGCTTTATAAATATTTTCTGCAGTTTTACCTTGTTCATTACCAGTGCCAACTTCAGATGCAAAGCCAGAAATTTCATCAAGTACTGCAAGTAATAAGTTTAAACCTTCATGAGATTCTCTTTCAGAGTGACCAGAATAAACTGTAATTGATTTATCAAACTCTACAGAGTCTGCCTTAGCATTGTACTTGCCAGCAAACCATGGCGACTTTTCAATCTTTGTTTTAAAGCCTTTAAAGAAAACGTTTTTTGCTTGTTGTGCGTTAATAGCAACGTTAATTAAGTCTATTGCATCTCCACTTGGTTTTCCGAAATATCTTGCAGGATCTTTGAGACATAATAACTTATAAACAATATAAGCACAAGCAACAGTAGAGGTAAAATCTTTACCAGAACCTTTGCCCAGTTGTAAGATAATTTCATTTTTGGTATATTTATCATAATATCTTGCTCCTTCTACAGATCCATATATTTCTTGCAGGTCTTCTTTTTTATATATTTGACTCATTGCTTCTACAATGTCATATTGAATTGAGGATAGCGGTGGCTGTCCTAAATAATCAGAAGACTCAACAAATGTTTTTGCGTCTACTGGCTTTTCTTCAAATTGATTCTCTTTTAATACTTCAAGAAAATCATTGAACATCGTGGACAATTGTAATCACTTCTCCCTCTTTAGCAATCTGAGAAAGGCGATGCATAATTAAATCACGAACTTCTGGATGAGTAGAAGCAATCTCTCTAAGTATTTCAACTAATACTTCTTGCCTTCTTTCAATTTGAATCATTTCCTCTGCAAGTTCTTTATTTTCTAATAGCCCAGCCTTTTGTAACATTTCAATTCTAGATTTTTCAATATCCATAACTAATTTAATTGCTTGAGTCTTTGCGCTAAGATTATTTGTCATTGATGCCTCATCAATAACCTCATAAGATTTTGTAATTAATTTACTATAGTGTGCATCTGCACCAGCAAGTGCCTCTTTAGCACGAGCACGAATAGCATCATTAGCAGATGCCATAACTTTCCACTCATTAATTAATGCAACAACACGAGTTCTTGGCATATCTAAATCTTTAGAAATTTTTGTAGGATCTTGACCTTTAAGATATTCTGCAACAACTTTATTTACTTCATCAAGATGGTTTACTAAGTCTGCCTCAGTTGACATGATACTTACCTTCTAATCTATTTATTTCATCTTTAATATAAAAGATTGCTTTTTCTAAATCCTGTATTGTTTTTGCTTCGTCTTTTAATCCTGCTCTCCACAAGTATTTAAAAGCATTTCCTATGTTAAAATTTCGGTGTCTTGTAATTTGTATACACTCTACGCCACTTGGATCAGTTGTGTAGTGCAACGGATGATTAACTTGATCAACCGTAATGTTTAAATTATTACTCATCGTTTTGATTTCCTTAATCCAAATTTTGCAAGGTATACATAGATTGTTTCTACGCTTGCCCCACATTCTTTAGCAATTTCTTCTGGAGATTTTTTGTCCATAAGATATCTCTTACGAAGCCAAACCTCTGACTTATATAGTTTACCACTCATAGGATTATTTGTCAACTTCCTTTTCATTAATATCATAATTAAATCTATCAGTGTCTTCTAACGTCCACTTGTCTTGATTTTCTACATCCCACTTATAATCATTGATTATTCTATCAATAACATAATCTTTTTTCAGGGTAAAGGAAGGTTCATAAACACGAACCCTATTGTTAGGCTGAATAGCAAAGTTACCATCATCTCTTTGTATAACATGTCCACACTTATGCTCAGAAGGACTTTCTGAATATCCATCGTCCATAACATTTGTGTCTGGATTGTGCCAGTCAAGAGTAAACAAGTAAGTCCCCTTGTGTCTTGTCTTTGTTCTATCAATATATGACATTCTAAGGTTTGTAAGGTTTTCAAATTTTGTTACAGATATGTGATGACTAAAGGCATTCCATAAAACTAGGTTGTGTAGATCTACTTCGGGAATTCCAGGTTTTGTACAGAATGCACTAATTGGCAGTCTCCACCACAGCCCACCATCTTCCATCATTATGTGAAATAAAGGGCTTCTACTTTTTATACTAGCAACACCAAATATAACACAAGGAAAATATTTATCATGACTGTCTAACTGATTTCTTAAATAATTTCCACGAACATAACATTCAATTGGTGGTATGTTTGCATTTAACTCTGGCATTATTTTTCTCCTATTGCCTTATCCCAATTATTAATAGCCCAGTGACCGATACCACAAGCGTCAGCAACGTCATTATCGTTAATATTTTTATCATAGATGATTTCAATTAATTTCACAGTCCTTTCTTTTCTAAACTGCCTTTCAAAAGATTTATACCAAGAGTCTGACTTGCCAGGATTTTTAGACCTAATTAGTATTTGTTCTTCTTTTGTTAATTTTTTATTACCTAAATAATTTTGCCAGGTAATTGGAGAAACTTTTCCTACTATCTTAATACCACACATTGCAGCAGCACCAAGTAATGCACCTTGAACTAACGCTAAGTCGGCAGCAGTTTTTGGGCTGTTCATAAATACTGTATGTTCAATTATAATTGCATCTGTTTTCATTACCGTTTCAAAATATGCTTTAGTTTTTCTTGCTGCATCTCCTACTTTTAAATATATGTCTTCACCTTCAAAATTTATTTTGCCAATTTCTTGAAGATTTTTATTATCAAACACTGCATAAGCAAGACTATTAGTGCTAGCATCAATAGCACAAATTCTTATTGGTTGGTTAGTCTTGTTCATAATCAAAAAATCCTTTTATTTCTTTCAACATTTTATCTACTTCTTTTTTACTTACATTGCAGTTAGAACAAAAGCCAGAATCATTATATATGGATAGTTGTTGTCCGCAACCACCAAAACATTTTCTAACTTTACCAATTCTTTTTTGCCTACGAGTTAAATGGTATCTTTCTACAATCTTATCTTTTGTTGCAAATGCTCGACATTCAGCACTGCAATAAATTTGATAAGTTACTTTAGGTGTAAAGCCTTTGTTACACTTTTCACAAAGTTTCACTAAGCCCCTCAAGAGGTTTAATTTTAAGAACCCCTGTTTCTGCCTCTGCACAGGCTTTTTGAATAGGGCAACCCTTGCAGATTTTAGAGTTAGACCTATATGTTTTAACTGGGATTTCTCTATCTGTCCAAGCCTTGCGGACCTGCCTCATCCAGTCAAATGCGTAATCAATCCATTTACGATATTCATCATTAACCTGTACTGGAAGCGTTAGTAATTCATGATTGTTTTTATTTTCATAAATTAAAACACCTTTATCTTTCTTTAATATTTTCATATACATTAATAATTGCATTAGGTGCCCACCTTTAGGCTTCCTATTTGCTTTTTTATATTCAAATCCATCATTTGGCATTGTTTTAATTTCAGCAACAATAGACTGTCCATTAAAGTCAAGCATTGCATCACCATAACCAAAGATTGGTGGATCATCTACTTTAACTGTAAATTCTAATGCAGGATGTTTTTGTTTGCCATACTTTCGTTCTGCTGTTTCAAATTCCATACTCTTATCAAGAATGCCAGCATTAATCATTGCATCTTGAATTCTGTCATGGCTTAAACTTCCACTGTTTCTATTTGCTACACCAAAAGGACTTGCATCATCATAAAATACTTGACCATCAAATGCAAGATACCAAAAACGAGCACACTCTCCAGACCCCCAAGCCAAACCTGATGGTGAAAAAGAATATTTTTTAGTAAATTTTGGTTTAATGTCAGCAACATATCCTTGCTGAATAGCCTCTACCAAACCTTGAGTATAGTCAATATCTCCGTTATGTATTGGTTCATCTTGCTTAATCATAATCTGTTTTAATAAGTTTTTAGTCATTTTTATCCCTTGTTTATATAAGTATACCAGGTTAGCGGATTATGTATTTAAGTGCTGATACCAAGTCATTAATTGATTCTGCTGCCGTGAAATATATATTTTTCTTTGCCCTGTCACTTTTATCTACGTTAGCCATCCAAGTTGCTCTAAATGACATCTTTGCTGCTATTGCCTGAAGTCTTACAATTTCCACGGTAGCAACATTAAGTGGAACATCTGGCTTAATGATTAACTTAGCAATCATTGTTAAAGCCATTGTTAGTTCTTCATCCTTCATGTAGTCAGCAATTTCAGTTAAACCATTGACCATATCTATTGTCGTTCCTGTTGGCTGAACCTGTTGTGTCACCCTATTCTCCCTTTGTTAGTTGTTCTAAAAGATCCATTTCAATTATAGCAAGTCTTACCTTTGTATTGCCTTCACCTAAAATAACAATTATTGCAGGAGATTTATCAATTCCTGATTTAATAGAATCAGTAACAGCCTTAGCCCACACATCTTTGTTTAAAGTAAAAGATTTGCTAACCTCTTTAAAGTCAACAATAAAGTTTCTCCATGTGGCATCTCCCTTTTTATTGTTACGACCTGAGTTCTTGTGTTGTTTGGCACCAATTCTTTTAGACTCACTTCTTTCACTCATTTATAAAATCCTTTTTCTTTCTTTTAGGTGGTATTAATCCAACTTTTGATATATGTTTTTTAGAACACATCCAAGTTGCATCTCCAGTTTCTCTCCAATACCTTAAAGATAAAACCTCTTCTTGACAGGTTTTGCATGGAAACTTTCCTGGATAAACTGTAAATTCTTTAGACATTACTCAACTTATCTTTTAATTGTTGTTGTAAATCTAAATCTTCCTTTATCCTATTAACTATTCCATCTCTTCCCTGAACCTTTGTGCCATCATCTAATTGATACCAAGCACCAGTTCTATTTAATAAACCAACAGACTCTGCTGTATCAACAAGATCTCCAATAGCATCAATGCCAATGTTATCTCCACGGAAATAAAAATCGTATTCTCCTGATTGAAATCCTGGAGATGTTTTAGAAAATTGTAGTTCCCAACGAATCTTTCTTCCTATCTTTTCTTCAATTAACTTATCTCCAATTTTTATCTTACCTTTTATTGCCTGATTGTCAGACTCTGAAGAAAATAATTTAACAATACAAGAAGAATAAAACTTAGTAGCCTGTCCGCCAGAAGGTTGTTGACTGGTATACATAGCACTAATATTATTTCTTGATTGAGAAATAAGAACAAGCAATGTAGGTTTTACTTTGTTGTTAGCGTAGTTAAGCATTTTCCAAGCATTGCTAAAGTCTCTTGACTCTGCCCCAATTTGTTTGGTATTTTCAAGAGCCTTCATTTCATCTGTATCTTTTTCAAAATAGATTGCGGGTAGCATAGAAGTAATAGAATCAACTACAATTAAATCAACTCCAGCATTCATAAGACCAACGCCAACATCTACCATATCGCTAATAGTTCTTGCTTGTGAGTAGATTAATTTAGTGGGATCTACTCCTAACTGCCGTGCCCAATCTTCAGAGTAAGACATCTCAGAATCAATCCATGCACAAACCTTGCCCTCTTTTTGTGCTAAAGCAATCATTTGTAAACACATTGATGATTTTGCTGAAGACTTGCTTCCCCAGATTAATACCTGTCTACCATATGGCAAGCCTCCACCTAGTGCACGATTTAATCCAAAACTTGGAGTTGGCTGATACTCAAATGTAACACCCTCACCTGTACCTAAACGCTTACGTATTCTTGGGTCTAACTGTGATAATACGTCCTCTATACTAACTGACATTTATATCCTCCATTATAACTGTTCCATCTTTAGTTTTACCGAAACTAAACTTATATGCCTTACCTTCTTCTATATGCATGTATGCTTTTGGAAATGCTGTTGGAAATACTGTAACAGAGTGTAAATCTCTTGCAGTATCTGCTAAAGTAAGTGAAGCCATTTTCTTACCAGCCTTTGTCATTCTTGGTTTAAATGAAACAACAAACATTTCTTCTTCTTTAAATGGTAATTGTTTATAACTTAAAAATTTAACAAGAGCATTTGAAGATCCCTTTATTTCATCAACAGGAACTGCAGAAACAATTCTATTATCATTGGCAAGAACTAAGTAAGTACGACCTGTCTCAATAGTAGTTGACTCTTCATCAAAAATACCAACAGAACCAGTCTTATCCAAAATTTCAACTCTTGACCAACCCTTTCCTCGTTTAATTGCTTTAGCCATTCCTAATAAAATAAAAGAACCCTTTTCTTCAAAGTCACAAACATCTTGAATAAAAGCATAATAGTGTGAAGGTATAGTTATGTTAAACTCTGGAAGATTTAAATATTCATAAATATTTTCTTTAATCTCTGTATCATTTCTAGGATTATCTGAAAAAGTTGCTGCACCTACTAAACGCATTGCTGCTAATGCACGACTATTCACCCCATTACCTTTTGTAAATGTAAACTCCTCAAGTTCTTTATAAGACTTAAATGGTCTTGCTGCAATATATTTGTTTGCAATGTTATTGGATATATACTTAATACTAGTTAGTCCAAACCTAATTCCTTTACCTTCAATTTTAAAATCTAAATCAGAGTCATTAATATGTGGAAGTTTAATTGATATTCCCATACGTTTTGCTTCAATTAAATACTCTGTGCGCCCGTCTTTATCTTTTTCATTTTTAAGAAGAGCAAACATAAACTCAAGAGGATAATAATATTTTAACCACGCCGTCCAATACGAGAGAGTAGAGTAAGCAACTGCGTGGCTCTTGTTAAACGAGTACCCCGCATGCGCTTCGAAATCATGCCATAAATCACGAGCCTGATTAGGAGCAATATAGGCAGAAGCACCAGCAATAAAACGCTCTTTATAAGTATCGAACTCTTTGGCGTCTTTCTTTTTTCCAATGATTTTTCTAACTTTATCTGCTTCAGACATGGACATTTGTCCAAGGTGTACGCATGCTTGCATAACCTGCTCTTGGTAAAGAATGCAACCATATGTGTCCTCCGTATAAGGCTTTAAGATCTGATGTAAATATGATACAGCCTGTTTTCCATGTTTACGAGCAACATAATCTTTACCAATAGTATTCATGGCTCCTGGACGAACAAGGGCATTTGATGCTGCAAGTTCGTTAAAGTTTTTTACTCCCATCTTAACTAATAGGTTTGTATATGGTGTTGCTTCACATTGAAATACGCCTTTTGTATACCCGTCTGAAAGCATTTCATAAACTTTTGGATCTGATAAATCTAAAGATAATAAATCTATTTCTTTGTAATGATTTTCTTTTATCATTGCAACTGCATCTTGAATAACACTTAATGTTTTTAAACCAAGCGCATCAATCTTAATAAGACCAATCTTTTCAGCCTCTTCCATGTCAACGCCAACCACAGGTATGCGATCATCGGATCCAGGAGAAGAACGAGTTTCCAATGGCGCAAACCTAAAGATTGGATCCTTACTAGTAACCACACCAGCAGCATGAATGCCAGTACCTCTAATACGACCTCGTAATTGTTCGCCATAAATTTCTACCTCTGGATATTTCTCTCTAAACCATTCTGTGGTTTTTGATCTACAAAACTCGTCCCAAGTATCAACTAGTTTTAAAACTTTATTAACATCTGTTAATGGAATATCTAATATTCTTGCAACATCTCTTACGACACCTTTATCTTTAAATTCTAAAAAGGTTGCAATAGAAGCAACATGTCTATACTGTCTAACTAAATAATCTTTTACTTCATCACGACGTGTATCCTGAATGTCTGTATCAATATCAGGGAAGTCATTACGATCTGGATTAATAAAACGAAAAAATAACAAACCATGTTGTATTGGATCAATTGTTGTGATACCAAGTAGATAACAAACTAAAGAACCAGCAGATGATCCACGACCTGGACCAACAAGAATTCCTTCTTTCTTTGCCCAGTTAATCATATTACTTACTACAAGAAAGTATGGTGCAAATTTTTTATTACGAATAATTTCTAACTCTTCATCAAGTCTTTGCTCATATATATCATTGCCAAGCCAATTGCTATTAAGTTTATACTTTTCAAGACCTGCAAATGCTAAGTTTGCCAATTCTTGATCTGGATTTTTATACTGAACTGGAAGAAGATTTAAACCATCCTGAATATTATAATCTTCTATTGTGTTTGCTAATAGTATTGTGTTTGAGTAAATGTCTTCTCTGTCAATACCTTGTTTTTCCATAGCAGCCTTTATTTCTTCGTATGATAAAAGATGTATGTCAAACTTATTAAAGGTAATTTGTCTGTCTTCTCCGTAAAGATAGTCAAGTCTTTCCATCATATCTTTTTTCTTTTTAGATTTTTCATATGAAGATTCTTTGTTTATCTTTGCGTGTGTATTTAAAAGTAGTTTAAACTCTTGTATTTCTCTTTGAGAAGTATCTGAGTGATGACAATCTGGCGTTACAACAGCCTTTATATTAAACTCATCTGCAAGTTCAAGTAAAGATTTATTTATTTCGGGGGTATTGTGTGGCATTACCTCAACATAGTAGTCACTACCAAAATTATCTTTAAACCATTTTATATGTTTTTTAGCAATAGCAAATTCTTGTTCTTCTAATGCTTTAACTAAAACACTGCTTGGACAAGCAGATGTTACGATTATGCCTTCTTTATATTTTTGTAATATTGCAAAATCAAATCTTGGTTTTTTAAAAAACCCATCTGTCCATGCAATTTCACTAATTTTGTTAAGATTTTCTAAACCTTTTTGGTTCTTGGCTAGAAGGATAATGTGATTATAGACAAGATCTTGTTGACCTTCTCTTTCAGACTTATCTCTTTTATCAGATATGTCTGCACACATGTATCCTTCTAAACCAAGGATAGGCTTTACATTATTTGCTTTTGCAATACGGTGCAGTTCCCTATGCCCAGATAAAGTACCGTGGTCGGTGATAGCAATTGCTGGCATCCCCAACTCAACTGCACGGTTCACGTATTCTTCTGGAGTAGCAACACCATCGAATAACGAATAGTGTGTATGTAAATGTAAGCCTACGTAATTCATCTTACCAATCTACGTTGGTTGCAGATGAAGTTGTTGGACCGTCAAAGCCTAAGTAAAATGCTTCTTGTTCAGCATAAGGAATTTTCTTTAATGCTAACTCAAGTGCATAAGGCTTGTATGCTGACCAGTCAAATGGCTCTGTGTCTGGTGCACTTGGAATAGTTGTGTAACTTGTTTCAGTACCCTGACCGTTACGCTTTACTTTCCAAACCACATTTGAGATACTGCCAGTTTCTAAGGCGTACTCACGAATTGTATTAAATGCTGATTGCTTGCTAACACCCATTGACCAAATAGCCACATAAGGTGGTTCAATGCCATCGTCAACTAGAACATTGCAATAGAAGCGAAGACGTGCTCTCCAGCCAGCCTTTGGATCTTTGCGGTGCATCTCTTCTGCCCAGTCACGACCTTCTGACTCCATTGTATCTACAGCCTTGCGCTTATAGTCTTTTGGATTTGTATGTTCTTTGACAACTAAAGCAAGACCACGATTTGCATTATAGTTTGCAGAGTCTTCATCTAGTTCTTCAACAAAACGTATTTTTGCTGATTGACCATCGGCAAGTTTTAACCATCTTACCTTTGGTGAGTTTTCATCATATTTTGGTTTGTCGAGCAGGGCATTTATATTTTTGAGTCCCTTTATAACGCTCATATTTTTCTCCTTCGATTTGTTATTTTAGTTTAGCATAGATGATATAGATTTGTCAAATTGAAACTCAAGGCTTCTAATTGCATCATCATCCATATCGCCTATATCTTTATATTTTTTATCTATATTAACTACGCTGACTAATGAACCAAGTTTTTCAATTAACTTATCTTTCATTATTGCGCCAGCCTCGTCATTATCTGCAACAAGTACTACATTATTGAAGTACTTTTCTAACAACTTAATCTGCGATGCAGATACGTTAGCACCCAACGTTGCAACTGCTGGGAATCCTACTTGGTCTAGTCTTATAGCGTCAAAAGATGATTCAACTACATATACTAAACTAGATGCCTTAATTCTGTGTAAATTAAATAATAGTTTACCTTTTGGAAGTCCTGGAGTATTTTTAAATTCTTTGCCTTCAATAGATCTACCAACAAAGCCAAGAGTCATTCCATCTGGAGAATGAACTGGTATTGTGACCATATCTTGTTTTTCTGAATATCCTAAAGCAAACTTTTTTACTGATTCTTCTGTTATAAGTCTATTAGAGTAGTATCTCATTGCTCTTGGAGATTCTAGCGCTTGATTGTTTAATCTTTTAATTAATACTTCATCATATTGAACAAAGTCTGGTGGAGCATACATTGTTTTATTAATTACACTCTCAATGTTTGTTTCTGTTTGCTTACTTTTTATATATCGTGCTGCTTCAAAATAAGTTCTGCCAGTTACAAACATAACAAATTCTTCAAGATTTTTTGTGGTTTGACAACCAAAGCAAAAGAACAAACCGCTATCCTTTGCAACTTCTGCAGCAGGGGTTCTTGTGTTATTGTGATATGGACAATAAATAATAAAGTCATTACCAAACTCTGCCTCTATGTCAATGCCAGCGCCACCAAGAACTCTTTGTATTTGTTCTTTACTATAAAGATTACTTGGCATCTTCGTAATCCTTGTATCTATAGTAACCCTTGTCGAAATCTACCTGTACTAAAAAGTCTCCCATAAAACCATTTCTATTTTTTCTAAATACGCACTCAATAATATCACTATTAGTTGCACGACCAAGAGCCATTACCCAATCAGCATCGTAGGCAATCTGTCTTGACCATGCCGTTTGACCAAGTGTTGGAGCACTACTCAAGTCTTTAACATCATCAGGGGTAGCAGATGAAATAGCAATAATAGGAACCTCTTCACTAATAGCCATTAGTTTAAGTTCTCTTGAAAGGTTTTTCATACGTACCGTCTCATTATCAGATTTTTGGTTTGGAGACATAAGTTGTAAATAATCAACAATAACAAAGTCTGGTTTGTATTGATCTATTTTGCCACGAACTACAGATGGGTTTACTTCTCCACCATTGTCATTTGAAATAATATGAAACTCTGGCTTACCTGCTATCTTATTAGCATGCCAATTTTTAAGCATATCAAGTTCTACTTCGCCATTACTTAGTTTACGATGAGACCAAAGACCCTCACCCATAATTGCAAATACACGGTTGCGAACCTCTGTCTCAGACATTTCGAGTGATATGACTAATGGAGACTTGCCTTGCTTCCATGCTTGTACTGCAAAGTAAAGAGCAAGCCAAGATTTGCCAATGCCTGGATATGCTAAGAACACACCAAGTTGTC